AAAAAGATTTTATTTTCTCCGGCATCTGGTTCAGAATTAAAGAGTGCTCAGTCAAGTCCAATGAACTTTATTAATAAGTACTTGGATGAGAGTGGGTTAATTAAGGATGCATCTGGATACCACAAGTCTTTGTCTATCGCAATGAATCCTGAGAAGTTTGCCAAGTTCTTTTATGAGCAAGGGCAAGCGGATGCTACCGATGACGTTTTACGAAAGACCAAAAATATAAATATGTCTGAGCGTAGAGCTCCTGAGGTTGTTAATAAGGGTGGAATGCAGGTGAAGGCGATTGCGCCAGACTCTGGAAGGGGTCTAAAAATTCGCAGTATTAAAAAAATATAACAACTAAAAAAACAAAACAATGCCAGTATTAAACTCCCCTGGGTTCCAATTACAGCCAAGTGCTGAGCAGGTCCCTTTGTCAACTAACTACATTACCAACTTTGATTTCTTGAACCAGTATCTACCTGATACTTACGAGAAAGAATTCGAGCGTTATGGTAATCGTACTGTAGCTTCCTTCCTAAGAATGGTAGGAGCTGAAATGCCATCCAACTCTGACATGATCAAGTGGGCTGAGCAAGGTCGTTTGCATACTAAGTATGTGAACTGTGATTCATCTGCGGCTGCGGCTGCTGACTCTGCAACTATTACTGTTTCTGATTCTAACGTAACCGGTATTGCGATCCGTGCTGGACAGACTGTATTTATCTCTGATAACGCTACAGGTCTTTCTAACAAGGGTATCGTTACTGCTGTTAACACCGCTGCTGATACTTTCGATGTTGCTTATTACGAAGCTGGAGGACAGACTTTCTCTGGAACTGCTGTTCTTTCAGTATGGATCTATGGTTCTGAATTTAAGAAAGGAACTGTTGGAATGATCGGATCTTTGGAGGCTGAAGATGAGTTCTTCGACAACTCTCCAATCATCATCAAGGACAAGTACGCAGTATCTGGTTCTGACATGGCTCAGATTGGATGGGTAGAAGTAACTACCGAGAATGGTGCAACTGGATACCTTTGGTATTTGAAGTCTGAGCACGAGACTCGTCTACGTTTCGAAGACTATCTTGAGACCGCAATGATTGAAGCAGTTCCTGCTGAGGCTGGGTCTGGTGTAGCTAACGCTTCTTTGAACCCTACCTATGGTAACAAAGGTTCTGAAGGTATCTTCTACGCTGTTAACAATCGTGGTAACGTATGGGGTGGTGGTAACCCAACTACTCTATCTGACTTTGATAGCATCATCTCTCGTCTTGATAAGCAGGGATCTATCGAAGAGAACGTAATCTTCTTGAACAGAGCATTCAGCTTTGACATTGACGATATGTTGGCAGCTCAGAACAGCTACGGTGCAGGTGGTACTTCTTACGGTCTATTTGACAACGATGAGAAGATGGCCTTGAATCTTGGATTCACTGGATTCCGCAGAGGTTATGACTTCTACAAGTCTGACTGGAAGTACTTGAACGATCCTACCATGCGTGGTGGTTTGCCTACTGGTGCATCTGCAACTGGTACTGTAACTGGTCTATTGGTACCTGCTGGTTCTACTACTGTGTACGATCAGATCCTTGGTAAGAATGCTAAGAGACCATTCTTGCACGTTCGTTTCAGAGCTTCTGAGACTGAAGATCGTAGATACAAGACTTGGATCACAGGTTCTGCCGGTGGTGCACAGACTAGCGATCTTGATGCAATGGAGGTCAACTTCTTGTCTGAGCGTTGTGTATGTACCTTGGGTGCAAACAACTTCGTATTGTTCAGATACGGAGCATAATTGTAAGTAATATGGAGGGGCCGATTGGCCCTTCCTTTTATAACTTTAAACAAACAAGACCATGATTAAGAAAAAAATAGGAGATCCAATCCTAAAGAAAAAAGGAGGAGACCCAGTAAAAAAAGAAACAGGTCCAGTTAAAGAGGGGTACACAATGCCTGAGTTTACAAAAACTGCTTCTAGAATTGTTGACAAGCCTTCAAAGCCTGCAAGAGTAAAAGACTACACTAGAAAGGTTTCAAGAGTTAATAAGGCTGCATTAAAAAGATCTGGTGCGGCAGCTGGAAAGTCTACCAATATTTTTGGTATGAGAAAAGGACGTTAAACAAATAAGACAATGGCTATTAAGAAAAAAGGAGGAGACCCTGTCCCCAAGAAGGGCCCAGGTCCAAGAACATTGCCTCAGGTTACAGTAACTGCTTCTAGAATTTATGATACCCCAGCAAAGAAGCCTGCTGCTAAAAGAGCAACAATGGATGTTAATCTTACCAAAGGATATAAGATGTCTATTGATACTACAAAAATGAAGAACCCAGATAAAGACACTTATAACTACATGATTAAGGATGCAAGTGGTAAGGTTACATCAAAGGGAAACATAGCAACTAGTGAGAGTAAGTTTGGAGCTAGTCAATTAGTTAAAAAGCTTAAAGCAGGAAAGTAACAATTAACTGAGGGGGTCGCTGTGGCTCCCTCTATTTTAAATCTTTAAATCTAATCAAATGAAAAAGCAATCAATAAGCTCTGACAAAGTTTACAAACTCAAGGGAGAGTCTGCTCCTTTATCATTCACCCTACCATCAAGAAACACTAGAAGGTATCCACTCCTTTACTTTGATGAAGAAAATAATGTCAACAGGACATTAAGGTATGCCATCAATCAGAAGTCTCCCTTTGAGGATGAGCAAGATGGCAACGCAATTGTAGAGCCAATCGTATTTGAGAATGGCTTCCTATCAGTTCCAAGAACCAACCCTGTACTCCAGCAGTTCCTTCACTACCATCCACTTAATGGTTTATCATTTATTCAGGTTGATTATGAGAAGGATGCAGCCAAGGAGGTAGAGCAGCTTACATCTGAAGTAGATGCGTTGATTGAAGCACGTCAACTTAGTGTTGATCAGATGGAGACAATCGCTAGAGTACTGTTCAGTAAAGATCCAAACAAGTTCACAACATCTGAGCTTAAGCGTGATATCTTGATTTATGCAAAGAGAGATCCAAGGGGATTCTTAAATATCCTACGTGATCCAATGCTAAAACTTCAAGCAAATATCCACGTGTTCTTTGAGAACAAGTTACTGGCATTCAGAAATAATAACAAAGAAGTGTGGTTTAATACACCTTCTGTAAAGAAAAAGATGCTTACTGTCTCTTATGGTGATGACCCATACTTTGCCGTGGCTCAGTTCCTAAAGACAGATGATGGCATCGATGCTTTGAAAATGTTAGAAAATAATTTAGATTTGTAGACATAGTTTTTTTTGGGCTTAAGTTTAAAAATGGGGGTGTAATAACACCCTCTTTTTTTTTGTTTATATTTGTAAAAAGACTAGAATGATCAACTCAGTTCGAAATACCGTATTGGCAATTCTGAACAAGAATAATTACGGATACATCTCCCCCTCTGACTTTAACCTGTTTGCCAAGCAGGCTCAGCTAGAAATATTTGAGGAGTACTTCTCTGAGTATAACGATGCTATTAATAAAGAGAATGCTCGTGTTTCAGGTACTGACTATGCCAATGTTAGAAAGGCTTTAGAGGAAGCGATTGAACTATTCGCTATGACATCTACGCTCACTCAGTTTGCTGCGGCTTCAAATAGATATTATCTGCCATCAGTAACAACGACTGGCTTTGATTACTTTATGATCAATAAGATTCTTGTGTATGATGGATCTAGTAATCCTAGAGTATTCAAGGGTGAGGCAGACAAGGTAACTCATGGTAAGATTACTATGCTAATTAACTCTAACTTGACTGCTCCAACAGAAACATATCCAGCTTATACTCAGGAGGGTAGCGTACTTACTGTATACCCATCAACCATTAATCTGGCTAACGAGGTGGATGCCAGTTACTTCAGATATCCAAAGGACCCTAAGTGGACATTCACTACACTAACTAATGGTGAGCCTGTGTTCAATCAGTCGGCTGGCTTAGGATACCAAGACTTTGAGATACCTATAGAGGATGAAATAAAAGTAGTAGTAAAGATTCTTCAGTATGCCGGCATGTCCATTCGTGAGATTGAGGCAGTTCAATTTGGTGGAGCTGAAGAACAAAAACAATCACAATAATCATGGCATACATCACTCAAGAAAAGTACTACGAAAATAATGGAGTAACTCCTGTAGATGCAAACTGGGGATCATACCAGTATGTTAGCTTACAGGACATTGTCAATAACTTCTTGTTGATGTACTCTGGCAACCACTCATTGGTAAATAATGAGGAGCGGTATAAGATTTTGTTTCATGCCAAGAGGGCAATACAGGAACTGAACTATGATGCGTTCAAGCAGGTAAAGGTTCTTGAACTCACTGTAAATGATACACTTAAGTATATCCTACCATCTGACTATGTCAACTGGGTTAGGGTAAACCTATACAAGGATGGGTATCTAAGGCCATTAACTGAGAACATCCAAGTCCTTTCTTCATTGGCTTATCTTCAGGATAATACCGGAAGGATATTGTTTGATCACGAGGGCAATGCATTGTCTCCTGAGTTTTCTGA